CGTGATGTAGTAAATGAAATGTCAATGACTAGTTATCAAGAGTCTTTAAGAGATTTTTGTAAATTATGGTGTGATTGGTATGATACCAATTTAAATATGATCTTTACTAATAAAAGAGATATATTGGTAGCAGATACAGTTGTTGAATTATTTAGAATGGCTGATAATATAGAAAACTTTAACAAGAAAGCAATTTATATTTTAATACGTGAAAGAACAGGTTTAAAAACTCAAAATATTACTAAAGTAATTAATATTATGAGAAGAGATTTTGCAAAGATGTTAATATCCTATCAACAGTCCGGCAGGCTTCATTCATAATATTAATCTTTTATATTTATTTAAAAGGATCGTATGAATGAATATGAATTATTTGCAGGTACCACATTTTCGGATCTCATGAAAGATGTATACCATAACTCCAAGAAAAAATCTAGACAGATAGATTCTTTAATACAAGATCTTAAACCACATATTAAAAATGTAGGCGATGCTACTATTATAGCTCCTATACTAAAAGATTATCTAGAAGTATCAGTAAAAAATGATGATGCATTAGTTAAGCTAGCTGCAGTAGTTCAGCGTATAATTTCAGCGACTAGTAAAGATGAAGATGGCAATGAATTTGGAATGACTGATGAAGAACGTAGTCGACTTCTAGAAGAAGCCGAAAATGAAATAAAAATAATAAAACAATCACAAGATAAGGATACTCATGGCGACGTTTCTGGCAGCGGAAGTAGTAAACAATCAGATCTCATTTAAAGAGACTGAGAGTAAGAAAACGCAACTCCCATTTCCTCAGGGAGCAATTAAATTTAAATTGTTTAATGTGCGAAGTAAAGCTAGAACGGTAGAGATGGCATTGCCATTAGATCCTCATATTACTGAAATTCCTTTGGTAGGCGAATATGTATTAATTATTCAATTACTAGATAAAAGTGCAGATCCATATTTTCAAAAACATCAATATTACTATACTCAAATATTAAACATATGGGATAGAGTTAATGAAAATAAATTATTTGGTATACAATCATCATCGCCTCCAACTGTACCTACTAATGAAAAAGGTATGCAAAAGAAAAAGCCTAAAATAATTGATGATAATACAGATATATCTAGATTGCAATCATATGAAGGTGATAAAATATTTTATTCTAGATTTGGATCTTCGATTCGATTTTCTTCAAATAATATAAAAGATCAAGAAAATATTACGTATGAAAATAAAACAGCACCATGGGAAGGTGGCGAAGTTCTAAGTCCCATTCTAATGTTAACTAATGGTTATAAACAAATAGGTAAAAAGTTAACTATAGAAGATCCTAAAACAGATAAATCGTTAATGTATTTGACATTTGATCAAAAAATTAATATTGATTCATCACAGACAAAATTAGGAAAGGGCATTTCAAATAGTAGTATAAAAAATTATTCCGGAGCACAAGCAATAATATCTGCAGATAGATTATTATTTAATGCTAAGGAAGATCATATCTTATTATCTGGAGCTCAATCAGTTAATATTGCTACTCCATCATGGGCAATGGATATGAATCAGTTTTTTGATTTGTTTGACGAATTTCTAGAAGAAGTAATGAAAACAGCTCGAGCTGAATCAAATTATTTAACTGGTGTTGGACCGACTTCCGGTAATCCTACTTTGTTAGCAGGCGCAACAAAGATAAAAACCAAACTAACACAGATGAGGCAGTAGATGCCAGCACTTTGGCCCACATTCGAAAATACAGTATCTCAATTTTTAACTAAAGGAACACTGTCTCAAGACCAGTTTATAAAAATGATAGCAGGTGCATATACAGTAGCTACTACGCCAATAACAGTTAATTACTCGACAGGACCAGTTCCGCAGCCGGTACTTAATGGCATTGTTCGTCAAAAAATTTTACGAGATGCCATGGAGAAAGTACTAAATGCTAGCAAAGTTGCGACAGATACATTGACAGTAAAAGATTTCATTCCAGCAGCATTAGGATTTATAAAATATTGGACTCCTGGGATTGGCGTATTAATTAGTCCATTACCTGCTCCGCCGCCATGTGTAGCACCAGTAATTGCAGGCACATTTCTTTCGGACGACGAATTCAAATCAGCGTTACCAGATGATGCAGCACCACTTCTAGCAGCATTAGGCACTACAGATGGCGATACTAAATCTTTATATTCTAGAATAGTTAGTCAGGCAGTAGTTAATGATCCAGTTGTAATATTACCTAGTCCTATTGTGTTATTTCCCGGCAATCCATTATTACTAGCTAAAGATTTACATTTTGCTATGACCAAAAGTTTTAGTCCACAAGCCACAGCAACCAATTTAACAAAAGCATTTAGTAATCACTTATCAACGATTATAGGAATTTATATCGGATTACTACCACCAGGTTCAGTACCACCATTTACTATTGTAGTATTTAACGGAATAACATAACTGAATTAGTATACAATGATATTTATAAAAAAGGATAAGTAATGAAATCAGAATTATTCGTAAAATTATTACGTAAAGTTATAAGAGAAGAAGTACAATCAGTTGTACGTAAAGAGTTAAGATCTGTATTGACCGAAAGAAAGACGGATCATTCAAAGGCAATAACACATGGTATAGATCTATCTAATATGGTATCTAATACACCTTCTAAACCATCCAAGAAGTATGTGAAAGATAATATATTGAATGACATACTAAATGAAACATCTGGATTTAATAGTAGTGGTAATACACAAGAAAATTATCCATCAATGGCAAATTTTAAAAGTGAAATGGCAGAATCATTTAGACAACCTAATATTCCACCAGTCACAGATATACAAGGCAAACCAGCAGATACTAGTAATAAAAATGTTGCTACTGTTGTTAATGCAATGACAAAAGATTATTCTCAATTAATGAAAGCAATTGACAAGAGAAAAGGAAAACGATAATTGGCAAGACAAGTATTTCAATATCAACCATTTAATGATACGCCAGACAAACCATTAGGCATATTATTACCTTTAAATAAATCAGCCGGAGGCTCTAGATCTTTACAATCTACTTATAATTCAAATCCGAGTGCTGGTAAAGGTGTATTTGTATCTTCTTATACAACGGAAGAACAGGCATTAAGTAATTTGAAAAATTTAATACTTACTAGAAAAGGTGAACGATATTTTTTACCAGACTTTGGAACTAACATTCAATCAGCATTATTTGAAAATAATACAATTGATTTAGAATTACAATTACAAGAAACAGTGTCAGCTGATATTGAAAAATGGTTGCCATATATAAAAATAAATGAATTGAAAATTGTAAGAAATATTGATAATCAGCAAATTGCTATTAGATTATCATTTAGTGTTACTGAAAATGGATCAAATCAAGAAATAGTAATTTTTGCATCTCCAGAATCTATAGTAGTACAAGATGGAGGTACGCCTGAAGTAGAATTACAATTAGCGCCAATTGCTACCGGAGGAGCATATTAATGGAATTAGTAAAAAAAGACGTAAAATATTTAAATAAAGATTTTGGGCAATTTAGACAAAATCTAATAAACTTTGCAAAAAATTATTTCCCGGATACATATTCGGATTTTAATGAAACATCGCCTGGAATGATGTTTATAGAAATGGCATCATATGTAGGCGATGTTCTTTCATTTTATTCAGATCAATCCTTTAGAGAAAGTTTATTGAGTAGTGCACAAGAAGATAGTAATGTACTACAGATGGCTCAGTTATTTGGTTTTAAATCAAAATTAAATTCGCCATCTAATTGTATGGTAGATATATTTCAATTAGTGCCATCTATAGGATCTGGTACTAATTCTTTACCTGATTATCGATATGCATTAAATGTTAATGTAGGTGCTAGATTAGTAGGCGGCAATAATACTTTATTTAGAACATTAGAAGCTGTAGATTTTAGTGTTAATACGGCTAATGATCCTTTAGATATATCTGTATATGAATTAGATTCTAATGGTAATATACAATATTATTTATTGAAAAAACAAGTACCGGTACAATCCGGTGAGATTATTACATCTACATTCTCGTTCGGTGATCCTAAAGCATATGATAAAATTACATTGCCGAATAACAATTTGATAGATATTGTATCGGTAGTAGATAATAGAGGAAATACTTGGCATGAAGTAGATTATTTAGCACAAGATACTGTATTTGAAGATACGTTAAATATTAAATTTAATGATGAAAAATTAGCTGAATATAAGTCAACTGTGCCTTACATATTAAAATTGAAAAGAACGCCGAGACGATTTATAACAAGATTAAGAGATGATAACAAAACAGAATTGATATTTGGATCTGGAATAAGTTCTGATGCAGATGAAGAGTTAATTCCAAATCCAAAAAATGTAGGAATGGGATTAGAATATTTAACTAGAACTACTACCACCAATGTCGATCCTACTAATTTTTTAAAGACTCGTACATATGGATTGGCACCGGATAATATCACATTAACTATCACATATACAATTGGTGGTGGAATAAAAGATAATGTTGTTGTTAACTCAATAAATAAAATTGATACTATATCATATAATGACAGTATTAATTATAATGGTGTAGATACGACATTTGTTAAAAGTACTGTCGCCGTTAATAATTCAGTACCTGCAGTAGGTGGATTAGAAAAACAGAATATAGAAAGTATAAGACAAAGTGCAATGGCGTCATTTGCAGCACAGAATAGAGCAATAACTAGAGAAGATTATATAGTACGTTGTTATTCTATGCCGAAGAAAT